GAAAGTGAGTGATGATTTTGAATATATACACGCTAGTTTAAATACTCAATACAAAGAAACTAATCAATTTGCTAATTTAGATCCTTTTTCTAAATCATGGGACGAGTTAAAAAACCTGTCAGGAATTGACAACAACTTTCGTCGTAGAACTAATAGAAATTTAACAAAAATAGACATTACCAGTTCTGCATATCTTGATTCTGCTAATGCCTTTCCTACTGGAGATAATTCAGGTTCAAAACAAATTAATCCTGGCACGGTATATAGAAATGGCTACGGACTATTTGACGTAATTACCCCTCCATACAACATGTATGAGTTTGCCAACTTCTATGATACAAACTTTGCCAATCATGCTGCTATTGATGCTAAGGTAGAAAATGTTGTTGGTTTGGGATACCGTTTTGATATTACAGATCGCACAATGTTAAGTTTTGAAATGAATGAAGATCAGGAAATGGTGGGTAGAGCAAGAAATAGAATTGAAAGAGCAAAGATTGTGCTTCGTGATTGGCTAGAGTCTTTAAATGATGATGACTCTTTTACTACGATAATGGAAAAAATATATACTGATTTACAATCAACTGGTAATGGATTTCTTGAAGTTGGTCGTAAAGTAAATGGAGAGATTGGATATATTGGTCATATTCCAGCAACCACAGTTCGTGTTCGTCGTTTAAAAGATGGCTTCTTACAAATTATTGGTAACAAGATAGTATATTTCCGCAATTTTGGAGCAAAGAACCCAGACCCTGTAACTGGAGATTCTAGACCAAATGAAATTATTCATCTTAAACAATACTCTCCACTAAATACATTTTATGGCATTCCAGATATTTTGGCAGCCATGCCGTCTTTAATTGGAGATCAACTTGCCGCTCAATACAACATTGATTATTTTGAAAATAAGGCTGTTCCAAGGTATGTTATTACGGTCAAAGGCGCTAAGTTGTCCGCAGACGCAGAAGATAAAATGTTTAGATTTTTGCAGACTGGACTTAAATCTCAGTCACATAGAACTTTATATATTCCGCTTCCAGGAGACAGCGATGGCAATAAGGTTGAGTTTAAAATGGAGCCTATTGAAAACGGTATTCAGGAAGGCTCCTTTAAAGAGTATCGTAAACAAAATCGTGATGATATTTTAATTGCTCATCAGGTCCCTATTTCTAAACTTGGAGGATCAGACTCTGCATCAATTGCTGCTGCTTTAGCCCAAGATCGCACATTTAAAGAGCAAGTATCTCGTCCAGCACAAAAATATTTAGAAAAAATGGTCAACAAGTTGTTAAAAGAAAAAACAGATGTTCTTGAACTCAAGTTCAACGAGTTAACTCTAACTGATGAAATTGCACAATCTCAAATTTTAGAAAGATATGTTAAGACTCAGGTTATGACTCCAAATGAGGCTCGTGACAAGTTAGACCTGCCACAAAGGTCAGATGGAGATGAGCCATTTATTATGTCACCAAGACAGGCAACTGATGCTAGGGCAAATTTAGCAGGGAATAGACAAAGAGACACAGAAAGAACAAATAACAATTCAGATTCACCATCTACATTATTAGGACGGAATGCACAAGGAGAAGGTCGTTCTTCTCAGTAATATCCATATATTGATATAAACAGGTGATATAATTGTTTAGCAATGATCACTAATATAGCACACTGGGTTACTGATGGCGACAATGTTCGCTTTTCAATGCCCATTGACAAGATTGATCAAGAACGCAGAATTGTTTCTGGTTTTGCAACCTTAGACAATGTTGATAAGCAGAATGATATTGTAACAACAGATGCAAGTATGACTGCTTTTAAGAAATTCCGTGGCAACCTTCGTGAAATGCATCAACCCAGTGCTGTAGGTAAGGTTGTTTCTTTTAAAGAAGATCGTTATTTTGATCCTAAAGTAAAAAAGTTTTATAGCGGAGTTTATGTTTCAGCATATGTTTCTAAAGGAGCACAAAATACATGGGAAAAAGTTCTTGATGGAACCTTGACTGGTTTTTCAATCGGTGGCAGCATCAAAAAATTTGATGATGAATTCAACGAAGAATTAAAAAAATCAGTGCGTATCATTAAGGAATATGAATTAAGCGAATTATCGCTTGTTGATAATCCAGCCAATGAATTTGCAAATGTAATCTCTATTGAAAAAGGAGAACTTAGCGGGTACTTAGCAAAAACAGAAATTGAAAATGTTTTTTGGGATGAAGAAAATGACATAGTTTTAATTTCATCTTCAGAAACAGAAACAAGCCCACATTCTGGAAAGTCCATGCAAAATATTGGCTTTATAGAAAAAAATGATAAAGAAGATACAGATAAAATAAAATTCTTAGTTGATAGTGCAAAAGGCATTAGGACAATTAAGATTACAAAGGAGGATAACCTTATGACAGAAGATACACCAGTTGTCGCTGAAGCATTAGTTGCTGAAGAGACAAAAGTTGTTGAAAATGTAGAAGTTGCTCCAGAGGCTACAGCAGAAGTCGTAGCAGAGGCAGAAGCAATTGTTGAAGAAGCAGTTGCACAACCTGAACTTGTTAAGACTAATGAAGTTGCTCCTTCTAAAGAAGAAGTTATAGAGAATATTGAAGTAGTTACAGATATCGCCAAAAATGTAACAGACATAAAAAATTCTTTAACTAATGCCTTGAGCGATTTAGCAGCAACAGTTAAGTCAGTACAAGATAGTGTTGCAGCAATTACAAAGTCCCTTGAAGATGTTACAGGCAAAGTTAATGCTGTAACAAATGAAGTAAAAGAAGTAAAGGGTTCTTTTGATGAGTTTGGCAAGCGTGTTGATGCAGTGGAATCTGATACCGCTTTCCGAAAGTCTGGCGATCTAGGCGAGATCGTACAGGAGTTTTCAGAAATGAAAACTCAAAAATCCCTATGGGGCGGTCGTTTCCTCACAAATGCCGACCTATTTAAATAAGGCAAAATCACTAGGAGGTGAATAATATGTCGGAACAAGAAATACAAGAAAAACTAATCAAGGCTGCTGAAGCAGGTGCTTTCGTATCTGGTGGTATTGGAAGCGCAACTGCAACAGATCCTGATGGTAACGTATCTCCCGCAGGCTCTCTTGGTAACGTTGCAGGCGGAACGTTTGGTGTAACAACTGGAGAAAACGCCGTAAATCCATTTCCAGGAACTAACGGGGGTGTTCTAAATCCAGAACAGGCTCGTCGATTCATTGACTACGTGTGGGATGCAACAGTTCTCGCCAAAGATGGTCGCAGAGTTACAATGAGAGCAAACACCATGGAGATCGAAAAGGTCAACGTTGGTGAGCGTGTGATTCGTGCCGCTGCACAAGCAGATGACGATTACACAAACGCAGGTGCTACATTCAGCAAAGTAGAACTTACAACCAAAAAGATTCGTCTTGATTGGGAAGTATCTACAGAGTCTCTAGAAGACAACATTGAAGGCGCTGCTCTTGAAGATCGTTTAGTTCGTTTAATGACCAATGCTTTCGGTAATGATATCGAAGACTTGGCTATTAACGGTGACGGTGCAACAGGCACATTCCTTTCAATTATGTCTGGTTTCATTAAGCAAACTCGTGGCACAGTAGGAAATGCTGCACACGAATTAAGCGCAACAGTATCAGACAATAACTTCACAACAACAGTGATGCAAAACTTGTTATTGGCAATGCCACGTAAATATCGTGCTATTAAGAGTAATTTAAAGTTCTATGCAGGCACTGATGCTTTTGCTGGTATCGTTCGTAACAACGGTACACTTGCAGATGCTATTTCTGCAGCATTCGCTGACAGAATTGGTAGCACACAAGCAAACCGTCAAGAATTCCTTGATGGTGCAGCACAGACCTTTGGCCCATCACGTACAACCCGTGTACTTGGTGTAGATGTTCTTGAGGTTCCTTACTATCCAGAAGGATATGTCGATTTGACATTCCCTGATAACCGTGTATGGGGCTTCCAGAGAGATATCACAGTAAATCGTGAATATAAGCCAAAGAAAGACACTGTAGAATATACAGTATTTGTTCGCTTTGGTCTAGCATGGGAAGAGTTAGATGCAGTCGCATATGTTGACGCAGATAGCGCAGACTCATAAAATATAAGCAACAAAATTAAAAGAGGGCGGCGTAAAAACCGCTCTCTTTTAGTATTTCTGATATAATGACAGTGGAGGAAAATATGTTAGATGTAGAAAATTTAAAAACAAAAAGTGTATTTGAAATAAAATCATTTGCTAAAAACAATGATATTGATTTAAAAGATGCAA